TTCTTCTACACCATCTATTTGATTTTGTATATAAGATGCTTTTAATTTTTCATCTTGTCTTAATTTATCTAATGCTGCACATAATTTTTTAAAATATCCAATTATATTTTTAATATCACAATTGGTATCTATACTATTTACAGGTTGAAATTTAATTAAACCATATTTTCCTTGATATGATTCTACTAAACCATCTATCAAACCTACAATTTCATCATAATATGCATTTAATGCTAAATGAGCTGATAATGCTCCAGTTCCTTTAACTCCTAAATGGAATTCATGTGCTTGAGTTCTACTATGAAAAAATAATGATGCGAATTGTTCCATTTTATTTTAATTTTGTTTTATTACAGGTTTTACATTCTTGTAAACCCAATCTTTGTTTCATTACTTGTTCTGATACATCTGCAATTTCAAAGTATCTTCCTAATACATGCCCCATATCTTCATATAGTGCTTCTAATCTTTGTTGTTGTTGAGCCGCTTCAACTGCTTCTTTTTCAAATCCAGCTTGTAATTTTTTTAATTCATTCATGTTACGTTTGATTGTAACTCTATCAAACCAATCACCACCTTCTCTCAAAGTATATTCTTGGGCCGCATCTGCAATACCACCTAACGTTTCGGCAATTTGTCTGATATCAGATTTTCTACTCATTCCCTCTCTATGTTGTCCATAAGTTGAAATGATTTCCAAAAAATGTCTTTTCATTTCAGTTGGAAGTTGTTGAAACTCTTCGTTTTCTCTTAATATATCTTTTAAACGTATCATTATTTTTTATTTAAAATATCATTTTGTTTAATTTTTTGAATATATCTCATCAATTCGTTTTTATCCATTCCCATAGCTTCAATTACTTTTGCTAATACAAGAATTTCTTTTTTACGATTAAGATTCATTCCTTTAATTTGTGATACCATTTTATCTAAATATCTTTCTACTGCTTGAGGTAGTGTTGTATCCAAATCATCGATTGATTCCTTAACATTAGATTTTTTGCCAGGTACTAAATTTACTAATTTCATATTCTTAATTTAATTCTATGATTATTTCTCTCATTAAATCTTGTGATTTACACCACTTACCACATTCATCTGCTATTTGTTTCCATTGTTTAGATTCATTAACAGGCGCCATAAATGCTCCATGTGTTGATGGATTAGATACGAAATCCCAACCTACTAATTCAAAATCTTCTTGAACCATCACAGTTCCATCTCTCATTTCTTTTACTGACCCCAATCCTCTTGATGAAATTCCTAAACGAATATTATTTTTTAATAATTCTTTTAAAATATTTCCAGATGGAGTAGAAAGAATTTCAACAGTTCCACAAACATCATCACCTTCCCACCAAATTTCTCTAATGTTATGTGATACATTCTTTAAATTAATAACAGGAGAATCCGGATGGTCTAATTCACCCAATGCTCTTCTTTCTTTAATAAGTTGTTCGTATTTTCCACATTCTCTTTGTAAGATTTCTTTAGGATATCTTCTATGATTTTGATTTGGAGCACCTGCTCTTTGTAGGATTCCCTTAACTAAATAAGTTCCGTTTTCTTCTTGTTGAAGTTTTGCTTCAAACAAATGAGTTTCTATTAGTAATCCTTTATTCATTATTTATTTTTTCTTAAAGCTGCTAAATCAGAACCTTCAATCTCACCATCACCATCTACATCAATCTTCTTTTGACCGGCTGTTAATTCAGCTTCATTATATCCTGTTAATTTGCCTTCCGATTTTGCTTTATAAGCAGTATCTACGGCATTAAAGAATTTCTTTTTTTCATCATCAGACATATCGGTAATCGATTTACCAACTTTATCTAACATATGTTTAAATAATTGCTGATAATCGTTTTCTTCCTTTACTACTTGTTTAACAAGTTCTTTTAATTGAGATAGCTTCATTATTCTGAAATTTGTCTAATTTTTTGGTCTAATTTTAATAATCTTTCCTTTATACTATAAATATGACTATTTGTTCTTTTCCAATAAGTTTTATTATTTACTCCGCTTTCATTCTTAATCTTACCATACCAATTAAGAAATTGTTCCATTTCTTTTAATTGTCTATTGATATTAGATATACCTTTACCTATTTTTGATTCAGCAGTTGATTCTTCATTTTTTAATGCTAACCATCTATTTTCTTTAACTACCGTATATCCTGTTAAATCGGCTTGTTTTTTACCTTTAGTTTTTTCATCATCCTTGCCACTAAATGCAAATGGAGTGTTATATCCTTCAACACCACCAGTTGTATTCATTTCATCAACTTTTAATTCAGCATCTTTATATAAACCACTAACTTTTTGGTCTAATTCATTTGCCAATTCTTTCTTTTTATCGTTAAGTTGTTTTAAATGTTGAATATGTTGCTTTTCAGCTGGAGTTCCTTTTGATTGTTTATATATTTCTAATTCCTTTTGAATTTGGTCCAAAACTTCGGAATAATCTTTGTATATTGTTTTAACTCCTCTAATTTCTTTAAGAATAAATTCTTTAATATGGTCTGGCAATCCCTTATGTTTAGTTGATGCAAAATCTTTAGCATCTTTATCACTCATAGAATCAGCAGCTTTAGATACTTCAGGTGAAGGATTTTCCATATCACCTTTTTGAGCTGCATGAACCATACCCATAAATCGTTGTTGTGCTTTAGATACTGCTGGCATCTTTTATAAATTTAAGATAAAATCATTATTGTTCCTGCTGAACACGAAATTGCTGATAGATAACAAGGAAATATTTGATGTTGGTCTAATGAACCTAAATTTATACTTCCACCACCTTCTAATGTCAAACTACCACTACAAGGAAATTCACCTTTCATTACACCCCATACTCTGGAATATTTTGAAGTAGGCCCCATTGCAATTGAGCCGGTAATTGCTTCTACTCTAAATGCTCTAAAATTTGTACTGCTCATTTTATTTCTTTATAGATTGTTTTAATTCATTTAATAATTCGTAAGTCATCATCATAGCTGATAAGTGTTGTTCTTTGATTTTTTTAACACTTTTTATTTTTTTAATATTTGCTATGGTTTCTGCTAATTTAATTTTTGTTACTTTATCGGAAATTTTAGAACCAACTTCTTTTAAATTATTAACTAAATTAGTTATTTCAGTTCCAACATAATCATTTAACTTACCTGTATTATTGATGTTATTTATATATTCTTTCAATAATCCCTTTTGTTCGTTTGTAAGATTTTTATATTTGTTATTAAACGATTCTACTAATAGTTTATAAGATACAGCTCTTAAATCTTCATCCTGCTTTCTATATTCTTCTAAAACTGCATCTTTAATTTTTGCATCTTTATTTTGAATTGAAGAGTTGATAATATTTTCTGCAATAGTAAAACGAGATGATACTATATCAGTTGGGTCGTATTGGTCATCAGTAGCTACTGTTTCAAATATTTTGTAAATAGATGCTAATGTTTTATAATTTGAGATAGATGATTTAATAAATTCATCTAAATTATAAGTTTCTTTAATCTCTTTGATAAGATTATATTTTTCTTTTGTAAGTTTTTTCTCGTCTAATCTTTTACGAGCTTCTAATATCGTATTAATAAATTGCTCTGCTTTTGATTCAGAATTATATCTTTCATTAATAAGATATTGATATAATTTCAATTCTTTTGATAATTCTTTTTTACCATTGAAATGCTCTTTCAAAATCTTTTCTGCTACGGATTTGTCGGCTGACATAATCTCCGAAGTAATTTGTCTTACTAATAATTCAAATATAAATCCAGTATTTTTAAACTTTGAATGTTTTATTTTTTTCATCAATTTGTATAATTTGTCAGATATAAATATATTTTTCTATTGGTTTATTACTCTTTTGTCAAATCTTCTGTCAAAATAGTTTTTTTATTGCCATTCATATCTTTAAATATTTCAAAATATGAACTTTTTCTTGGTTTAAAGGGGACAGAACCTTCTTTTTGTTTTAGAGTTTTAATTCCCAATGGGTCTCTTCCTTCCGGATGGTCATCTTTACCATATCTAACGGGGTCTTTTGGTCTACCAACTTGTCCTTCTTCATCTAATTCGGTATTTAATCGATTTAATTCTTCTTCCACATTTGTTGGTCCTCCATCAGTTCCAGTAGGTTTAGCAGGGTCTGTACCCTGCGTTTCAATTGATGTTAATCTGAACATTTGTTTTGTATCTTCTAATACTTGCAATGTTAATTCATCTTGCTCATCTTTAGCCATTTTCATAACTGAATCGTACATCCATTCTTTTGAGAACATTTTTGTTTGTTGCATTTGTTGAATTAAAGCTACTTTAGAAGTAAATAATTCAACTTGCTCTTGTTCGTAAATTTTAGATGGAGTAGTTAATTCCAATGTAAAGTTAGTCAATCTATCATCATCTATACCTTGTGCATATAAATGAACAATTGCAATTTTAGTTAATTCGGATATTAAAACTTTTTGAACTCTTTCAATAGTTTTAGCAAAACGAATATCCATAGCTGCAAGAGTTGCTTTACCATTGGTATCTTCTTCGTATCCTAAAAATGCTTTTGGAATTTTTAATGCTGCCATCAACTTACCTTTTAAGTAGTTGATATCATCAATCATATTATATTCTAAACCTTTTAATGTATCGATGGATGTACCATTATCGCTACCACGAACTGGCATATAGTAATCTTCAATAAGGTTTTGAACATTATATTTTAAATTATATTCACCTGTTCTTTCATCAACAAATGGAACTTTCTTTGATGCATTTATAATTTTTTGCATGTAGTTATCCACTTCATTTGGTGGAATATTACCAACATCCACTTTAAAGATTCTCTTTTCAGGAGCTCTCATTACTCTATGGATTAACATTGCATCTTCCATCAATTGTAATTGCTTCCAAACTCTTCTACCACCCTCAATCATAGATTTTCCGTAAGGTAAAAAATTTGCATCAGAATTTAAACGGAAGTGAGCAATTTCATAATTCTCATATTCTTTTTTAGCAGATTGACCAGAATACATACTATTTGGATTCTGATAAGGTGCATATACAAATTTAACTCTTTGTGGATTTTCAGGGTCAAAACCTTCAATTCTACTCATTTCGTAAGTAGACATTGGCATAACATTTATAATACCCAAATTTTCAGCCATTTCCAATTGTAAATAGAAATCACCATATTTAACCAAATTTCTTGTCCAAGGCCATAAGTTAAATTCAATATTAAGAATATCATAGAATAAGTTTTCTAAAATTTGCTTAATATTATCATCTTCGTGATGAATTTTTAAAATATTACCATGCTCATTTTTTGCAGTACATTCATCGGAATAAATATCCAATGCTGATGCTAAAATTGGGTCCATGTCCATTGAATCATAATCTCTGAACAAATCTATTCTTACTTGCTGATAAGCTAATGCTGATTCTAAACCACCTAAACCGGCTCCATAGTTTGTCACCTTTAAACGTGAATAACGGTCTATAAGGTTTGTTGTCATATTCTGATATTCATCAGTATCTACGACTTTAATCCCTTTAGATGTTTGTCTAACTATGGTATTTGTTGAAAATAATTTTTGTAACCTACCGAATATTGATTTATCTGCCATTTTTTAATTTATATTAATTTACAAAGATAAGTAAAATTTTTGATGTTTCCAAATTTTACCACTTTCTACAAGACCAATATCTAGCTTTATGTCTTGGTCCTGGACTATCACAATTCATTCTTGCTCTAAAACTTTTTCTTCTATCTGGGTTATTCTTTTTAATAGACATTCCCTTTTGACCAAAGTTTACTTTAACAACATTACCTGCTGGGTTTTTAACATATACTTTAAATTTCTTAACATCACCCTGCATTGGTTTACCTAATTGAACACTTCTACCTTGATATTCTGCTTCTCTCAAACATTGACATCCTTCATTTAAAGATTTGTCATATCCTCTCATAAAAGCAATGAAATCAGCCATGTCCTCATCTTCAACATCGTATTCTTCTGGTTCTACTAAACCATAGTTTACATCATCATCCGAATTGATATCCTCATCGGTTGCATCATCACCATAGTATCCACCTGGTTGGTCATTTTCACTAACAGGAACACAATTTGGAACTTCTTTACCATTTTTGGTTTTCATTCCAACTTGTTGATATCCTTTCCAACAAGGAGATTGTTCTTCTAATTCTTCTTTTGTAAGAACTACCGCATTTGTAAAATTGCTTGGTATTAAATTAAATAGTTTCATATTATAATAGTTTCAACATATAAATATATAAAAATTAACGAAGTAACCAAGTTAAGTTTTCAATCTCACCTTTACCCGTTTCCATTTCATATGGATTCTTTCCCATATAGCCGGTTGAATACACACCATTATGTTGTTTTATTTGAGTAGATGATAACATACTCTTCGTCAAATCTATTCCTTCTTGTCTTAAACGAAGTGCAGTATTACGAACCCAAAGTCCGATTGCTAATGCCATTGTCAAGTCATCATTATATCCTTTCATTGCTTCTGCTCTACCACCAGTCCATATAAAAGTAAACAATTCATCGATTAAACGTTGAGAACGAATAAGAATATCTTTTTCATTCATATATGTATCCAATGCTGATATGATAAGAGGACGAGTTTTAGATGTAGTAGAAAATCCGGCAACCATTTGCTTTTCATCTCTATAAAATTTATTACTCATTTGCTTTTCTACATCTATATACTTTAGGTCATTACTCATATAGAATAAATTACCATATTGTCTATCTATTATTTGCTGAATACATGCCCAACCTACGTTTGAATTTTCCACAACTAATAAAGCGTTGTTATATTCGGTTGCCAAAGATGTTAAAAAATTTCCAAAATCTTTAGTATCAACTTTGCCTTTATATTCTGCAACTTGAGAACAATCATCAATATCAATTACTTGAGCAGTTGAATAATCGGCTCCATCGCCTCGGGCAACGTCAGCTACAACCATATATTGTCTATTGTAATTCGGATATTCCCAAACCCATAGATTACCATCGAATCCCCTTTTCTCAACCGGCTCCATAACATAGGTATCTTTATACCAAGTCAATAATGCCGGGTCAATTACGGTATCACCTGAACCAATAAAGTCGCAATCACATTCTTGTGCTGCTCCTTTAATTCCTAAAATACGAGTTTGCTCATCTCTCCACACTTGATTTCTTTCAGGGTGTACAGTCCAATGTAAATTAATACAATTGAAACCATTTTGCCCAGCCTCACCTGCTACCCAAGTTTTATGGAAGAAGTTACCCACACCATTTGGTGTAGAAAGAATAATAGCAGAACCACCCGTTGATAGAGTTGATTGTGCTGATAACCAAATTTCATCGATATCTCTAATGAATGCAGCCTCATCCACAACCAATAGTGATAAGGCTTCCGAACGTCCTGCATCTGGAGAAGATGCGATTGCTTTTACTTGCGAACCATTTTTTAATTTAAGGGAAAGTTTATTATCTTCAGCTGCTGCCGTTCCACCATCTCTTAACCATATAGGAAGTAAATCGTGCATAACCCTAACCTTTTCTACAAGGTTTTTAGCTACTGTAACTTTTGTTGCAATAACCAACGCATTGAAATCCTGATTGAATATCATTTTCCAAAGAATAAATCCTGCCGAAAGAGTTGATAAGCCCAATTGACGAGATTTAAGGATAATATTAAATCGATTTTCTTTAAAGTCCGTTAAACAATCTTCCTGGAAAGGATAAAGGTGAAAGGGAATTTTCCCCCTCACCGGATGTTGAATAACACAATACTTTTTCATAAAGTAAATGGGGTCAGCCGCACATTTACGATATTCTTCAGCAATTATTTCTTTTAGACTTTTCGTTGGTTTCCCTTGAACTGCCATATTATTTTCTTAAACGGATTTTCCAATATACACCACCATTGATGTAAGGAGTAAATCCACCATTTGTACCATCGGTTACTCTATTAGCAACACCAATACCTAAGTTATATATTTTATCCGATTTTGTATTAAGTATGAATCCCATACCAACATGCGATACAACATCTGCTTTGTTAAATCCGCCTTCGAATCCGTAGAATACTTTATTTTTAGGTAATTCTTTAACAATTGTGGTTTCTTTAATAGTTCTTTGTTTAACACTTGCATTAAAAGTTCTACCTAAGATTTTGTTTTGTGAAATTGTATCAGTTACAGCTACAGTTCCTAATGAATCAGGCAATACTAATACATCTTTGTATAATACTTTTGAATAATAATCTTTTAATAATGCCGCTGTATCTACTATTGCAGGAATACGAACTTCTTTCTCAACAATTGTTTCGTGATAGATATCTTCACCTTTTTTAGTTACTACTTTAGTTTTTACAATATCAATTGTATCAATTTCGTGTTTAATAACTTCATATTTTTTTCCTTCAATACGAATTGTTCTGCCTGGCATTTTACCACCTGGGTTAAAATACTCTAATAAAATAATTGCTATTAATACTGCAATTGCGATGTTCTTAATGTTTAAGAATTTTTTCATAATTTAGTTTTTTATTAATTCTGGATGATTTAATTCCTGTAACTTCTTTTCTAATTCTAACTTTCTAATCAATAATAATTCTATTGCTTCGTAAGAAGAATCAATATCGTTTTGTAAATCAGCTTTAACAACATCTATATCGATATCCCATTGCCATTTACTAATAGTACCATCTTCATTAACCATTTCAATTTGTTGTTTAATTCCGGTTAATGCTTCTTCATATTGAGCTTTTAAATCTCTAATGAATCCTAATTTATTTAATGTTATTTTATAATCTTCATAAAATGGATATGTACCATCTAATTTTAATTCGGTTTCAAATTTAGCTAAACAAGTTATACATAGTCCTGTTTTAACAATAGCCTTTTTGTCAGCTTTTGAATATTTGATAGTTTCACATTTTTCAGATGAACAATTGCTTATTTTATCTAAATAAGCTCTTACATCATCCATTTTGGTTTTATTTATTTTAAAACCATCTTTTTGTTCCCATTCTTTACCATCACCATCTATCCAAATTTCACCAACTTCTCTTTTTTGTTCAGCTTCCTTTTCGTAACCAAATGTGTTTTGATTATCATTGGTTCTTCCAAATACCGTATCAATTACTAATTGACGAGATTTGTGAATGTTTGTATTCTTTTGTTCAAAACTTGTTCTTTTTGCCATAATTCTTTATTTAATAACCTTTGTATATATGTATATATATATAATTTTTATTCGTAAAAAATACCTAATATCTGATTAAGTGGTGCAAAAGTACCTGTAAGTTTATAAGTATTTCCTTTATAAACAAATACAATACCTTCGTTTGGAACTATCTTATCCTTACCACCAATACTAGCTAATCTACTTAATTCCATTTTTAATTTTGCAATCTTTGATGGGTCACCACTACCTCTA